TTATTTTCTTACGGTAAATCGTGCCTTTACAGGCATACGCAATGCAATTCGCTCACGGTTTAATGCTAAAGCATTTTCTGTGGGCAAATAATTTTGCCAAAGATTAGGATCATCAGGTAGCTCCTCTGTCCAAAAATATTGTACATTGAAACCACGAGCAAGACACTCTTCATGCAATAAGTCGTAACGTTGCTTTAAAAACGCAAGTTTATTAAAGAAAAATCGTACGTGTCCTTCGCCTAATTTATAATCTTCAGGCTGCCCTTTTAAACTAAATTTTCCTTTCGCAACCGCATTTGGAATCCGTGTTAGCTCTCTATGTTCCGCTAATAGATGCTGATCGCAAAGTTCCGTTGGGGGAACAAGGTTAATTCTGGTCATAAAATCTCTCTTTATTATTTCATATCCCATCGAGTAACGAATATGATTAATTCCGCCAATAATATGCTAGGTAATAACAAGGTAACGGTTACTAAAACTAAGGTGAGTAGAAAAACAATAAAAAACTAAATTATTGCTTTTATTGAAAATTTAGAAGAGGAAAAATAAAAGGGTGGTGGAGCTGGGGGAAATCAAATTGAGTCATAAAGTATTGTTTTTGTTGGTTTTTATAAGTTTTCAAAATCTCAAAAGGTAACAATCAGGGAACAGGAAAAGAGCAAAAAATGAGCAATTTTCAGGAGTTGAACCCACGCCTTGATTTTTTAGTGTGGTTTCTGTTTTTTACCAGTGCTTACGGCTTTAAAAAAATCGGACGGCGATTCAGTTCCCTTTTTTTTGCATTTGAATTTTGTTCAGCCTTAGCGTTTGGGGATTCTAGAAGAGAGATTTTTAAAAGTCAATTTAAAGCAATTTAAAGCAATATTAAAAAGAGCTAGAACTACGGTTAGTTTTTTATCTCAAAAACTTTTTAGAAAAAAACTTCACTTTTTTCACTTTTCTCACTTAGCCTTGATTTTAAAGGATTTTTTCGAAAAAAAACTTCACTTATTTAGTGATTTAAGTGAAGTTTTTTATTTGGTAAGATAATTTTTGGTTATTTATTCATCAAAAAGGCCTAAAATGGCGACGATAATTCCCACTATTGGCGTGATGAAAATTGCGCTAATTAAACCCGTGGCAATGAACGCTAGAAAAAGGCTTATAAATAAGCCTATGCCTTGCAGTTCATTGTAAATAACATAAAACAATGCGGGGAAAATAATGAAGATTCCGATAAATAAAACCCAATTTATTGTGCGTTCCATCGATTTTCCCTCTAGTAGTTAATTGTGTTTCTTTATTTTTATCTGGGATTGTTAAGACAATCAAGCAAAAACTGTCTTTTTTAGCTCATCCATTCGTTACGTGTGGTTGCCCAGTCAGTTTTAAAATAAATATTAGTTAGTTTTTCCCCGTTAAGCGTTCTTTTTTCTGCTGGATAGTTATTTTTTAATTCCTTGAGTGCATTTCTTAATAAATCCCAAAAAAGGCTTTGTTTTATTGGGGTTTCATCATAATATGAACAATATAATCTATAAAGTGAATATAAGGCTTGATTCTCTTTCTTTTTGTCTTGTTTCTTGCCTGGTTCTAATCCTTTGCACTCTTGTCGAGTTTCAAAGAATTCAGCAAATCGTAAAAAATGATTATTTTTCTTCTTAATCATTAATGCTTCGTCACTTTCTCTTTGATATTCTAATAATCGCTTAGCCTGTAACGGGTCGTTTTTAAATGTATTAATTAATAAATTTACAATAGAAGGAATTTTATTTTTTATTTTATCCTTTAATTTATCGTCAACTAAGTGATCGGGGACTTTATCGGCAAAGTGGAAAATTACGCGACGGCGTAAAATCCCGCCGTTATGTTCTGTAAAAATAATCGGGTCATTATTTGTCATTAAAAAAACGGATTGAACGCGAGCATCAAAAGGATCTTTGTATTTCGGTTCAAAACTCATTACATCACCGCCAGTGAGGGCTTTTAATACTGCACCATCTGTAACCATTCGCCCCTGATCGGGCGCAAAAATTAGCGTTTTATCAAGTAATTTTGTTCTAGCAGAAATTTTTTCTAAATCTTTTAAATTGATGCTAGTTGAATTTTCTTCGCCAACCAACATAATAGCAATTTCATTAAAAATACTTTTCCCACTGCCGCCATCACCAGTAATTTCTAAAAATAATTGCCATTGATAGCTATTAGTAAGAATCATATAAAATGCTGCAAGAATGCGGCGCTTTTTATCTTCATCGTTTTTACTGGCCCAATTTATCCATTTTTCAAAATTAGGCATTGGCTTATTTTCAAAAGAGTATTCAATATCAATAAATGAACGTAAAAAATAATCCTTACTATGTGGTAAAAACTCACCTGTATTTCTATTTATTACGCCATTTGAAAAAGGAATAAATTCTAAATTCGGCTTACCTAGTTTGGGCATTTTTAAAATAATTAATTCAAGCAATGTTTTAGCACTAGATACGTTATAATCAACGCCCATTTCATCAAAAAACTGAACGACTAAATAAAGCGCATCATCGTCTTTTAGCAAAACCCATTTTTTACCATTGTAAAAATAAAGATAATTTGTTAATCCATCTTTGAATAAAGGTTTTTTATACCATTCAAAAAAATAATTAAATCGTTCATTATCCTTTATTGCTTTAAAGGTTTTTTTGAATTCCTGTTTTTTATCGTCGCGCATTGTTGAATCCTATAATAGGGCGCACTGCGCCCTTTGTTGTATTAATTGGCGTTATTGGTTTGGTTAAAGTATTGGATAATATCCCCAGCGAGATAAAGTTTGCGCTGTCGTGCCGTGCCTGTATCGCGCTTGATTGGTTTTGGAAAATCAGCGGCGTAAACTAATTCATTTCTGACATAGCCATAACTTAAGTTGGTATATTTGGCAATGTGTTTCGGTGTCCATATTGCCGCGGGGTTCATATCTAAGCCAGTTTGTGATCTCGTTTTGGCGTTTTCTAATAAGGCGACGCGTTGGCTTAATTGCTCTACGGTTTTTGTTAGCTGCTCAATATTATTTGCTGTCATCATTCGTCCCTTTCGTATTTTTGCGGTTGTTCTTGTTGCATGGTGATCCTTTTTTATTAGTTTAGTGTGGTGCTGTTTGCGTACTTTAATAAATGGTCTGCGTTCAAATGCGCATATTTGTTTACCATTTCCAGCGTTTGCCATCCGCCCATCTCTTTCAACGTGTAAAGAGGTGTGCCACTTTGTGCGTGCCAGCTTGCCCAAGTATGGCGCAAATCATGAAAGCGAAAGTTTTCAATTCCAGCGCGGTTTAATGCGCGGTGAAAATCAACCCAATCAATTCGCCCGATCATTTTGTTAGTGCCTCTATGAAAAACATATTTATTGCACCGTTGTGCCTCTAGTTCCGCTAAAAGCGTACATGCCTCATCGTTTAAAGGTAAGGGACGCGCCTTGCCTGATTTTGATTTATCCGCACGAACAACGGCAATTTTTCGCGATAAATCTACGCTGTCCCATTCAAGCGAAAGAATTTCACTCATTCGCGCCCCTGTATAAAGTGCGAATTTGCAAACGGCTTTCATCCATGGCAAATCAAGATTTTCAATTAATCGCGCGGCCTCGTTTTTGCTTATCCAGCGCACGTTTACTTTGGGCTCTGCATTTTTCGGAACGTAAGGAATCTTGGCTATCCAGTCATTTTTATAGGCAAGGGAAAACATCTTCATCACTGAAGTGCGGTAGCGGTTTTTTGTTGCTGGGCTTAGTTTTTCCCCTGTTTTGCTATATTGTGGAATGTTTGCTGCAATCTCTTCGCCTGTAATACTTTGCAAGGTTCGCCCTTGGAATAGGGCGCGCCAATAAATGGCGTGCCGTCTTACCGTGTCGATATTCTTGCCTTGCTTACCTTCCTCAATAAAAAGCAGTAACGCTTCATCAAAAAGGCGTATTGGTTTTTTATCTAAATAAGCTATTTCCCATAATTCACGCTTTAAGCGGTCATGAAATTCTTGGGCTAGTGCTTTTTGAGTTGTTCGAGTGCTTTGTCTAATTCTTTGCCCGCTTGGCGCTGTAATATCGATCCAGTAAGTATTTTTTCTTTTGTAGATAGCCATTTGTTACCCCTATTTTTTAGGCTTGGTGTAATTGCCAGTTCTTGTAAACATTGTGATGTAGGTCGTTGTTCAAGGGCTTTTAAATCATCATAAGATATTCGCCAGGAACGCGTTCCTGGCATTGTGAAAAACCCCCATCTAATCCGGTTTTGAAATACGGTGGAATAAGACAGTTTGAGATAGTCCGCTGCTTCTTTGATCGTCAGCAATAACGGCATTTCATTTAATACCCTCATTCGTTCCCTCTAGCGCTTTCATTTCTGCATATTTTTCTAAACATTGTTCTAATGGATAGCGTCCGTTATGTGAATAGACATCGCATAGCTGTTCATCAATCCATTTACGAACGGGCGTACCTTTTAGCTCTTTGAATAGGGCGAGATAGCACACGCCATAAAAGGCAAGTTGATCCGTTAAATTTTGTTCTTCGTCTTTTCTTGGAATATTGAAGTGCATCACCAATTCGCTAATTAAAGTGAGTGATGGATTCTGTGTTTTCTCTCTGGTGGATTCATCGGCATAGATTAGAACGCCTTCAAGCGGTTGAATGATAAGGTTTGAGTTACGCATAAATCCCCCCTTTCATCGCTAAAGTGCGGTTAAATTTCGGGTTGATTTTTGCAACGGTGACGAGGTGGCGAAAATCAGCGTTAAGGCTTAATCTTGCGCTTTCTTCGGTGTTGGCGTGAATAGTTTGAATGCACAAATTAAAGTGCGGGTGTGTGCGATTAACGCATAGAAATTTGTAGATCATTTCTGCGGTGTCCTGTAATAATTTTTGAGAGGCTACCGCAAAATTTTCGACGATTTGGCGGTAACGCATAACGGGGTCGAAAACCGTTATTACAGGAAAACGGCAAAGGGCAAAACCTTTCCCGTTATGCGCTACCATTGAGAATAGACTATCAGAAAATAGGCTATATTGAATAGGTGCATAAACGCTACGAACAAAAAAAGCGCGATTAGGCGCGCTGTTCGCCTGTAATAATAAAACGGCTTTCGACGACCGTGCCTCGCAATTTGCGAGTGCTTTTTCACTATAATGCAATGTAAAGCTAGGTGCAAGCGATTTTTGTGCTTTTCTTGTTGCGTGGGTTGTGCATTGGGTTAAAATAACGTTGTTCATATTAAATCCTATTTTGATTTTGTTTTCCTTAGTTTGGGTTTAATTTGGCGATTCCTTAGGATATGGTTCAATGATTATTTTTCGCTAAGTCATTAGCGATTAAGCCTGTAGCCCACTTGTGCGAGTAAGTGGGCTTTTTATTTTTACCCATTGGCGATTTCTCTCGAGTTTAGCCATTGCGTGACATCTGCAACCTTCCAACGGCTTAAACGCCCGATCTTAATCGGTGCTGGAAAATGGCTAGATTTCATCAAGGAATAAATGCCGCTGCGGCTTATCCCTAATTTTTCGGCGATTTCATGCGCATTAAAATAGGTTTGGTTTGTTTCCATCTTTGCCCCTTTCGTGGTTTAAATGTTGCTTTAAATGTGTTTTTTTGCGTTTTCTCTGTGCTCGGCTGTTCACCTTAGCAAGTGCATCGTAGGGGAAAAGGGAAGGGGAAAAAATCAGATAGAAATGTGAAAAATCGAACAACACGCAAGCGCATTGTTCGATTTTCTTTTGAGCGGTTTTCGATTATGTTTTAATCGGCTGGTTCTGTGATAATGGCGGTAATTTGCGCTTTATGCCGTCCGCTGTTGCGTGGGAATGTGGCGTTATAGGTTCTTTTATATTTTCCTAAATAGCCTTCCACGGTGTATAGATCCGAGGTTTTAAAGCCTTGTTTGTCTTTGAGTGTATCAAGCACAGCATTGACAATCTGATAACCGCCTAAATCGGGATAGGCTTTAGCTGTCGCATTGATACTGGCTAAAATTAGCGGCGTAAAAAAATCCTTTTTATTACGTGGCGTTCGATTTTCTGATTTTTCGTTCGATTTATTTTTAACCGTTTTTATTGTTTTTTCTGTTTTGGGTGGTTGTGGTGTTGAGATTTGTTCAAAGTAGTCTATTAATTCTTGCATTTTATAACCAGGTATTTCGACTTTTATGTCATCAACAGAAATTAGCCCTTGCCCTATTGCATGGTTAAATTGCAAATGAATGAACCCAAAATTATAAGTTGTTTCTGGGTTTGCTGGATTAGTGAGTAATTCTTCTGAAAAATAAAAATCATTTTCTGGCAAGTAAAGGTTATTTTCATCACTGAATAAAAAATAACTATCGTTAAAGGCAAGTGAAGATAAAGAAAAAAGCCCGCTAAATTCTAATAATTTTAATTCTTCGCTTTCATAAATTAGGCTTATTTTTGTGTATTTTCTAGAAATAATAATCGGGGTTTGTTGTGTTTTTGCAAATTCAATTAACTGCGCTAAACTGCCTTCATCCTTTGCGGTTTCATTTGGCATATAATCATTGAGATAGTAACGCCCATCAACTGATTTTTTATTAATGATTATCTTTCCATCTTTGCCTTCAATGTAAAGATAAAAACTAGCTAAATGATTATCAAAAAGATGTTTTAATAGTGATTTATTCGTTATGTCTATTTGATATTTTTTACGTAAAAATAAATTTATTTCATTTAATGTAAACCACTCTTTTAAAAATAGTGCGTTAAATTCCATAATGACTAAGCCTGTAATATGAAAAAATCCGGTGCGAGCGGATAGGAATGAATAGACGCTATTTTATACAAGAAAAGCTACGCTATTCTTGCACTAAAATAACGCCTTAATTTTAAGAAAGTGCGGTGATTTTTTGCAAGCGTTTAATGAGGGTTTTTACGCCGCAATTCGGGTTTAATTGATTGGCGCGCGTAAGGTGTTCTAGGGCGCGTTGTGGGTGGGTTTCGGCATCGAGTAAGCCTATCGCCTTGTAAAGTCTTGCACGGCTTTGGTCGGGCATATCTTCGTTTGCTGTGAGTTGTTTTACACGTAAAAGGTACGTCACAAAATAGGCGGCTTGTTCGTTTTCGACAAATTGGGCGCGGTCGCTAAATTCCTCAGCGATCAGGGTGCCTAAAGTGCGGTTGAAATTATCTGGCAAGGCTAAGCCATGGAATAGTGCATAATCGGCAAGCGTGAGCGCCAGGGCGTATTCTTCGCAATCAATCGCCCACACAAGCCAGGTGGTTAAAATGTTGTCTTGCTTGCCGCTGCCTGCTTCCAGTGCGCCATTTATCCACGGCATATAGTCGGGTAAAATTTGCTTTTTGTAAGCGGCTTTGCGTTCATTGGATTGAATCAGTTTTAAATCCTTTCTGTGTCTTGATAACACTCTAAGCATTTTTTCATAACCGCTTAAATCCGTTAAATCTTCGGCATTTTCTACCGCACTTTCTTGAAGTGCGGTCATTTTTAACACGTGGGCTTGCGTGGGTCTCATTGGGCGTTATTTATCCTTGAATTCGATATTTTCAAGCAGTGCAACGCAATCATAGTTTTCAATCACGAAAGCATCGTTACTTGATAAATAATCTTCTACGCGGTCACGTTTGGCATTTTCTACAATGCTACGGCGCATTGCGCCCTCTTGATAATAAATCGAAAGGTTATCAAGGCGGGTAATTAAAATCGTGCCAGCTGGAACGGATGGAACGCGCACAGCGGGTAAGCCGCCCACTCGTTTTTGACTGATGATTAAGTCATTTGCTAGCTGTTCTGTGCCTTTATCGCTGTTGTTATTAATAAGCGAGAAATATTTATCCGCCAATAAATCACGCCCCATAATGGCTACTAATTCCGCATCTTCATGGAACCATGGTTCTAAAATGTCAGTTACTGCGGAAAAGACGAGTGAATCAAGGTTTTGATAGTGCTGGCCTTTACCGATATAAATTTTGCCGCTGCCGCTTTCTACTTCTTTCATGTGGCGTTTTCTCGCTTCGGTGCGGATTTTATGCAACCAACCAAAGCCAACATCTTGTAAAAGAGGATTTGCTGCGCGGTCGGAAGTGGCAGCGCGGCTGGTGCCGTTAAAGCCGATCATGATGCGGTCAAGGGCGATGCGTTGCTGTTTAACCGTGGCAATGCGTGCAGCAAAATCAGGGAATTTTGCCCATTGATCTAACTGTCCGTAAGTTAAGTGCGAATCATAGTTAATTTGCTGGCAATGATATTTAATGCTATCAAGGTTTGCGATTGACTGCGTTTCACGGTCTTTTGTTGTCGTGTCTGTGGTGCTTGCCAGTGTGCTGGCTGCGCCTAATCCTAAGCGTTCGCCTTGTTGTTCGGTGACGGGAACAAGGTTGATCATTTGCAAGAAAGCGGATGATTCTTGAGCTTTGGTTTCTAGGCTTTGTTGTAGTGTCGGCTCTACGGTGAATTTTTTATCCGTATCTGCAACGGTTAAGCCGTTGGCGAATGCGACGCTTTCACGGTAAGCATTAAATTTGTTGCGGGTTTCATTTCTCATAAAAAATTCCTTTGTTAAAAACTAAAGTGGCCATCGTTTGGCATTTCGCCATATACAAGGGGGCGTGGTTTTGCTGGCTCAATTGGCTTTTTCAATTCAGCAAAGACGGCTTGAATTTCTGCCATTGTTTCACGCATAAGGGCGTTTTCTGAGCGTATTTGCTGCATTTCAGATAATAATGCATTAAATTTTTGCATATCTACGGCAGGGTGTGGATCTGCTACGTCTTCCCATTGTGCGGTAAATTCTACGGCTTCGGTGATAATGTTTTGCGGGTCGGCTTTGCGTGCCGCGTAAATGTTCGCGGTGCTGTTTTTAGCGGCAAATTCAAGGTAATCTGTGCCTAGGCTTGCTGGGTTATCAGTTACGGCTAAACCCACTAAATAGGCCTCGCCTGTATCGGCAAAACTAGGATTTACTTCGATTGAAGTGAAGTTCTTTTGTTTGGCTTTGGTGTAAGCGATCAATTCGTCAGTTGGCGCAATTTGTGCCAATAAGTACAAATCTTTGCCTTTCTTTTCGGTTTTAAGCGCTAAAACATCGCCCATATTGCGAAAATCACTATTAGGGTGTAAGCCTTTGATATGTTCAATGCTAATACGCGCTTGATAGGTTTTCGGGTTGTAATTTTTTGCCATCTGTTCAATCCACTCTGGGCTAATTTTTCGCCCGTCTGTGGTTGCGCCAGCTTTGGCAACTCTAAAAAATTGTGATTGTTTAGCCATAGCTTTAAATCTCATTTTGTGGGTTAATCATAAGGTTTTGCAAAACACGCGCCGTGGGGTAGATTAATATGTCGCCCGTTTCAATGATTCGCGCATTTTCTGCGCTTTAATCGGCGAAATATCGGGAATTTTGTCTAATTGTTCAAAATCCAGTTTATAAGCACCTAGATTAGGGTCTTTTTGGTTGAGCAGGGTAACGCCGTTTTCTTCTAACTTTTGCATAAAGCGGTTCAATAAAAACGCCATCGGATCAATGTTTTGTCGCAAGATATTTTCACGGTTGCGTAAGTCGGTTTTAAATCCGTCTGCTTGGCTAATTGCTTGTAGTGCGTTTGCCAGTGGTTGCGCGATTTTTTCTGCCAGCTCATCAAGGATTTTTTCGCCCGAACTTTCTAATAAATCAGAATGCGCAGCAATTAAACGGCGTTTTGTTTCAACAAGATCAAGGGTTAATTCTTCGCGGTTGTGCTGCAACTGTTGAATGAATTTACGTACACCTGCGCGTTTGTCGCGTGCTTCGCGCTCTTTGCCGTAAAGCTTCATAAAATTTTCAGAGTCTGGTAAATCGTGCCCATTGGTTTCTTTGCCTTGTGCTTCAAGTTCTGAAATTTCACTATCAAGGGCTAAAACAATCTTGCTTTGTCGGTCAATTTCTTTGTTCTGTGCTTCCAATTGGTGTAAGCCTGCGGAAAAATCCGCTTTGACTTGGTGGAATAAGTCGATTTTTTGTTGTAGTTGCATGGTTTAATCTCTGTTTTTGCTAATTTGTTCTGCCATCCAGTTATTCACTTCACTTTCAAGCCATACCACACGGCGATCGCCTAATTTTATGCGTTGTGGAAATTGCCCATCATTCATGCGTTTGTAAATCGTGGTTTTGGCAAGTCCAGTTCGATTTTCAACGTCTTCAAGTTTTAAAAAGCGTTCTTTGTCTGCCATGGTCATAACTCATTTATTTGTTTCTCTGCGTTCTATAGCGTGCTGTGGAATGATTGTCATGTTAAAGAGTTGGCAAAAAATAGCGATTTGTTAGGAATGTGGAAGGCGATTTCACAAAACAAGGCGGAAAATGCGCTTTTGTTGGGCTGGTCTTTTTGTTTGAAACTTCAAAAAGTTCACTTTTTTCACTTATTTCACTGTTTTTTCACTTTTTATTTATTCTATTTTTTCTTTATAAATCAATAAAATAGGTAATATAAGGTGAGAAAAGTGAAAAAAGTGAAGTTTTTTTCTAAAAAGTTTTGAAAATAAGGTTTGAGAAAGCCTGAACGGGCGTTTTTCTGCGTTAGTTTGCGTGGATAATTTAGCAAGAAAAAGATTAAACCTTGCCAGTATTGGAAAGGTTTCAAGGCTTGCCAAAATTTGCGTTGAAATCAACACAAAAAGCGCGCTGGCGTGGCGAAGGTTTGCTAGCGATTTTTCGCCCGTGGGTTTTCGTTTAAAAATTGGGGTAAATTGGGCGTTTTCACTTGTTTGCTTTGATGGGCTTGCTATGATGTGTTTAGTGATTGATAGCGCACGCTATACAAAGTGGGCGTTGGCTTGGTTAAACGTTATGCGTTAGCGGTTATCTGTCAAGATTTGCCGTAGGCAACCCGTAGGGCATGACCTTTACAGATAAAAGAGCGGGCGCATATAGTGCAACAAGCTAACCCCCGCCATCCTCATTCGGAGAATAAAAGAAAAGCGGCATCATCGCCGCTAATCGTCAAGGATGCTTACATTGCGCAATATAATCGCCCCATTTTTGCATGATGTAGCGTTTTTGTTCTAAGTATTCAGAATGATTATAACGCTGGCTTACATTGTCCCCAGTCACGTGGGCTAAGCATGCTTCTATGTGAATATGCTGGATCATCGGGTCGTGTAAGTCGTGTAGATAAGTATCAAATATCGCGCGCATACCGTGAGAAGTTAAAATGCCTTTATAGCCTGTACTATCGCCTATTGCTTTATTAGCGGTTTGGCTACTCATATGGCCTGATTTACTACGCGTACTATAAAAAACATAATCATGATCCCCATTTATCGTGCGCATTTCTTCGAGCAAGTCAAGGGCTTGAACGCTTAACGGAACAACGTGAATCCGTCCTGCCTTCATCTTTTCCGCTGGGATCGTCCACACCTTGCGCACAAAATCAATTTCATCCCATCGAGCGCGCACCGCTTCGTTTGCCCGTGTTGCGGTTAAAAGCTGCCATTCTATTAATAATTTAGTTTCTCTATCCGCATTAGAAAGCCATAAGGAGCGCATAAAGGCGGGTAATTTATTGGGCTTTATGGTTGGGTTAGATTGGGCTTTAACGCTAGCGAGAGATTGTCTAAGCGTGGTTAAAGGATTATGCGGAATATAGCCGCAAATCGTCGCATAATCTAAAATTTTACGCGCTGTGCCTGCAACCTTCCTTACGGTATCATTTTTGACATATTCCAACGGCTTTAAATGCTGGTGCCATTCTACCAACGTAATTTTATTTAACGGCATATCGCCAAAACGTTTATAAAGATAAAGTTCAACGCGGCGCATCGAGTCGTTAATATCTTTTACGTTATGACGGTGATAGTCACGGTACATTTCTGCCATTTCCTTAAATGTTATAGCTTGAATTTCCGCTTGCTGGGTTTTCTCTTTTTCGTGCTCTATCGGGTTAATCCCTTGCGCTAAACGTTCGTTATAAGTTAATGCAATTTTTAACGCCTCATCGCGTGATAAAAGAGGGTATCGTTTCTTAAATGTATATTTAATCCGTTTTTTTGTAACAGGATCAGTAAAAACATAAAGCCAACTATAAGAGCCTTTAGCCTGATTGGCTTTAATGTAAAGATTTTCGACAAAATCGCCTTTAGTTTGGCCAGGTTTAAGAGAGCGGATCACGGTATCCGTTAGTTTTTGATTAGCCAT